GCGGCTTTTATCAATCCGGAATTGGCTGCCAACAGCAAGAAGGGCTTTATCGGCATTGCCCGAAAAGTTTTCATATTTCTTTTGGTGGTGATGGCGAATGAAATGGATAATGCACTAAGCATACATGAGATTTGCACCATGACAACCTTCTTTTATATAGCCAATGAAGGTTTATCGATTACGGAAAATGCGGCCAAAGTCGGCGTACCGATTCCATCGTTTATCCTGAATTCTTTGGAACAACTGTCTCGTGAAAAGAAAGCACGGGAGAACAAGGGGGAGAAATGAATGGCTTAGCCTGGACAGAACTATACAACAAGTTTGCCGCTTTTGCCCATGAGGCAAGACAGTATGGATTTTATGTGGCGGAGATTGACAAAATGGAATCCAGTATATTTGACATGAGCCCGTTTCCGAAAGAAAGTGAAATAAAATTCAAGAGAGAGGATGACAAGACATGAAGGTATTTATCAATCCAGGGCATTGTCCCGGCATCGATTCGGGAGCCACTAACTTGAAAACAGGGCTGCAGGAAGCTGATGTCGCAAAGAAAATCGGCGAGAAATGTGCTGACTATCTCAATGCTGCCGGATGTGAGACTATGGTCATGCAGACAGACAATCTCTGCAATGGCCAATATGACGACCTGAGCCAGCCTTGCGTATGCGACAACGCCAATGCCTGGGGTGCAGACCTCTTTGTGTCCATACATTGCAATGCCGCGAACGGAGTCGCTCGTGGTACAGAAGTCGAAGTCTATCGTAAGGGCGGCGAAGCTGAGAATTTGGCTGAATGCATCCTTGACCAGATTGTCGACAACCTCGGGACAATCCGCAGGTATATCAATCCTCGGCCAGGATTAGCTGTGCTCCGCCATACGGACATGCCGGCGGTACTCGTTGAACTTGACTTCATCGACACGGATGAAGGAGCTGACATCCTCGCTAATCGGGATGATGAGTTCGCCGCGGCTATAGCCAGAGGTGTTACAGATTATATAGTTGCCAAGTCCGGCGTCACGAACCAGGCGGCAACTCCTCCGATGAGGCCGACACTCGGCTCTGAGCATTTCTCTGCATCCGAGCTCATGTGTCACGGGGCCTGGCAAGGACATTGCAACTGTGGGCAGGATACGGCCATCAAGGTCAGCACGCTCCTGCTACAGAAACTGGAGGAGCTGCGGGCATCCGTCGGAGAGCCGCTGGCGCTTTCCTGCGCATATCGGTGCCCGGAACATAATGCAGCTGTCGGCGGCGTGTCCAATTCACAACACGTGCTCGGAACTGCTGCCGATGTATGCTGCCCGGATGGCATGAGCGTCAGCGAGTTCTATCAGCATGTCAGGTCAATCGGATTCGATGGAGTCGGCGTGTACTATGATGACCGGTTCATTCATGTGGATATCCGCGATGGCGGCCAGTCACCGAACGGATACTATTGGGAGGGCTGACGGATGGATGACTTATCGATGTTGACCAGCCTGGCGAAGAAATATGAATCCGGCGGGAATCCTGCCGCCATATCGTCCGGAGCTGGAGACCTCGGAGGGATAAGTTATGGCACCTATCAGCTGTCAAGCAATGCGGGGAGCGTCGAGGCGTTCCTCGCGTTTGCCTGCGAATACAAAAAGCCAGAACTTGCCAATTATGCAGTGATGCTCAATTCGTTCGAAATCAATAGCCAGGAGTTCAGAGACACCTGGCATGAGATTGGCACGATTGATCCGGATGGATTCGGGGAACTGCAGGATGCCTATGCAAAGGCCACATATTTTGATATAGCTGCAGACGAACTGTGTGACCATCGCTTTTGCGTGGCCAAACACTCTATGGCCATGAAGGCTGTGATTATGAGCAGATCTGTCCAATATGGGCCGGGGAACATTGTCGAGCTGCTGGATGAAGCATGCAGCCTCATGAAATTCCCGAATCTCAGTTACATTGACGACAGCTATTTCGACCGGCCTGTTATCGACACAATATATGACTTTCTTGACGATGAATGCGACAGAGCCCTGCTCCGTCCCGCGAAAGATGGGATGTGCCACAGCCCTGCTGACTGGGTGAATGGCTCAGAACATGTGGTCAGGGCACTGAAGATTCGTTTCGCCAATGAATGTCGGGATGCTATGGCCATGCTCGAAGAAGAAAGGAAAACCGGAAAGATATAAAAATAGATTCATAGACATACTTTTTCATTTTGAGGGACGGGCAGTTTTGGTATAATTATGCTATCAAAAGAAGGAAGTATGTTATCAAAAGAGGAAAGGATGTTATTGCGATGGAAAAACTGAATATCTGCCCATTTTGTGGAGGCTCATCTCTGAAGTACATGAAACATGGTTCCAAGCGTGAAGGGATGTTCACGGTATATGTCCGATGCAAGCAATGCCATGCGCGAGGGCCGATGAAGACGGTCAGCAACGACACTGCTCCGGAGGATGAAGTGAAGATTGCAGCCCTGGCATGGAACACCAGGGACGAGCGAAACAAAAGGTCTTGATGTTCTGTCTATCCGCAACCATTGGACGATGGTTACCGATACACACGACTTCCTATGCAAGCGAAAACCCTTCGGGAGAATGAATCCCGAAGGGCCTTTTTTACTTGAAACGGATGTCAAAGTCCATTATGTACTTCAAACCATAGTTGAGGTCACGCCGATTGACTGCAACCTTGTCGATGACGGCCAGCACGACTCGTCGGCGGGCTTCGTATGTAGCAGGACAATTCATGACCGCCGAACAGATATCTGCCGGAACAATTTTGTCATCGCCCTGGGCGTCGGCTGACTTTTCGAGGGCAGAAAGTTCTGCCTGCAGTTGCGTCTCCTCCTTCTTCAGAGTGGCCAGTTTTTCGGTGGCATCCGACTGCTCGATGAGCGACTGGGAAAACCATGTCATGATAGCTTTCCGCTCGACCTGAATCTTTCCGAGGCGCTTGCATATCTTCTGCCTTTTGGCTCTGCCGGAGATTGTGGCCGGTGCCGATCCGGAAGCAATACGTGAGTGAATGTATTCCGTGAGCTTCTCCTCGGATGAGCAGAGCTCCTCCAATGCAGCCCAGAACAGGTCGTCCGTGGCCTCCACATCGGAAAACCTTGCCGAACAGGTGCCTGTCCCATTACAGTTGGAGGTATTCGGGCAGTGATACCATCTGCGATTCCTTTTGCCTCCTCCGCTGATGCGCATGCTATGGCCACACCTGCTGCACACAATGACTCCCTGTAGGAGAGATGGGGACGCGCTCCTTGACCATGTCTTGTATGTCCGGTGCCCGCTCTTGATGGCCAGCGCCTTTTCGTGCATCTCCTCGGGAATGATGGCAGGGCAGGTCATGGGAATCCATTCTTCCTTCGGTCGCGGTATCTTCTTGTATGACCTGGGGCCTGTCTTCTTGTGATAGGTCGTATTGGAGAAGTATTTTCCTGTGTAGTGAGGACGCTTCAGCATGTGGAGTATCGTGGAGGCTCCCCATTGTGCTCCCGGCTTTCCTGTGGGCGTGGGCACTCCTTCCTTGTTGAGCATGTCCGCAATGACCTCACAGCCGCCGACACGCTCGTTGACATACCAGTTATAGACACGCTTTACAATCTCGGCTTCGGCCGGGTTGATGGTGTAGCAGCTGTTTTCCTTGTCAAAGTCATAGCCGTAGATGTGGCTGTCCGTGACGGCTTTCCCTGCCCGGAGCTTCGCCTTTTTTCCTCTCATGGTCCTTTCACGGATTTTGGCTCTTTCGTATTCCGCGAACACACCTTTCATCTGGTAGCTCATCTGTCCCTCCGGCGTGTCCTCGAACTTCTCCAGGACGAAAACAGGATGGACACCGGCTTTCTCGAATTCTTCGGTCAGGATGAGCTGGTGGATGAGTTTTCTGGCCATGCGGTCTGCATCGTGGAAGATGACTATATCGAAAAGGCCATCCGCCACAGCATCCCGAAGGGAATCGAGGGCGGGGCGTTCCAGGAATCCTCCGGAGTAGCCATCATCGACATACTCCTTGACCACAAAAGCATTCATGGATTTTGCCTTCTCCCGACAGGCCTCGAGCTGGGTGCCGATGGAATAACCATGCTCGGCCTGCCATTCTGTGGAGACTCTGGCATATATTGCAGCATTTAACGTAATGTTTCACCTCCTTTGAAGGTGTTGGATTGTGGTATAATAAGGCAAAAGGGAGGCGGGGAAATGAATAAAGATGATTTTCAAAAAGCTGCTGATATAAAATGGATACACTTGCGGATGTATCAACTTCTGCAGCGGAAGTTTGACGGTGCCAAAGAGTTCAACGCACACATACGCGGCACTAACATCGGCCCGGAATTGTCGGCGGCGTATAAAGAATATAGTTCATCCCTTGACAATGTGATTCTGGAAGAAGCTAAAGCCCTAGTTGCTGCCGCAGAAAGCTGACACCTAAATCCTTTATAATCTCAATCGTTGCGCTCCCGCCGACCGGCAGGAGCTTTTCTTTTATGTCTGCCCAGCGTGATTCGTCCCGGACAGTATCAAGATATTCATACCCGGCGAAGGTTATGCGCACAATGGCGTAATCAGCACCTTGACAGTCGGACTCGTCTATTGCCAATATAAAACCAGCATCCATTAGAAGCTCAATGTGCAGCAGTATCATTTCATCATCATCACATAAGTCTGAAAAGCTCCTATATGTCAGCTTCTTGCTAACATCAGTATCTTCAATCCTAAGCAGCATATTCCTAAGTAGGTCCAAGCCTCTTTTCAATACAAACACTTCCTCCAGCCGCCCTTCGGGGCGGCTCTTTTTTTATTTTGCGAGGTTCATAATTATGCATTCACGCCTTTACTGCCGAAAATATTCCTAAAAACGAGAGGAAAATATTCCGGCACTATGGGACAATGCCTGCGTTTTTAGGGACAGCAGGGAAGGAATGTGGGACAACGGAAGGGCAAAAGCGGGACAATGCAGGGAGAATGTGGGACTTTGCGGGTGACATGGATGTCGGTGGCAAAATCAGAGCATACGGTTCCGGATTCGATTCAACAGCGGATTGTGCTCGGAGGCACCTTTTTCAAAGTATGAGTCAAAATGACCTGCTTTTATTTCTTCTGCAATGACGCGATAGGCTTTCTCCTCGTCGCCGCCTCTAAAAGACCACTCGCGGATAATTTCATAGATGAATTTCTGAACGTCTTCTTCGCTGAGGAAATTCTTGTATTTATCGTAATCCCATGCAAAAACAGCGTCCTTTATATACCCGTATACACGCTCGACGGCTCGCTTTCGTTCGCTTTTCTCTTGTGTTTCCGTAAACAAAAGGCTCGGAAGGACGTGCTGAATCTGTGCTTTTTTCGATTGTGAGGATTTTTTTGTTTTGGCTGAACCGGCCGCATTCGGCATTTGAGCCCAAACGACATAATGGCTTTCCCCATCCGGGGCATTTATGACTGTGGCCGAAATCTGTTTATCTGAAGGGGCAGGCTTCTTTTCCGCTGGCTCTGCAGGCTTCTCAGGCATGTATTCCTTCAGCGTGATGTCGACCACCATCTTTTTCTCTGGCGGAGCGGCATGGTAAGCGGCCAGAAGGGCCTGGTCTTCTGGAGAGAGGGAGTGATGAGGTTCGGGGGAATCAGGTAATGAAGTGGAGGCGGCTTCTTGCATAGTGGGAAGGTCCTCAATTCCCATTAACTGACTCGGTAAAATATTTAGCGCTTTAGATAACTTAAAAATATTTTTTTGTTTAGGCTCATATTTGCCAGATAAATACTCGCTTATGGTCGCCTTACTGATGCCGGAGGACTCGCTGAGGTCCGCAGCTTTCATATTGCGGGCTTCCATGGCACTTTTTAAGCGCTCTGTAAAACTTGACATAAGAACACCTCCGCTATAATTATATGTTATATATTTAGGAAAAACAAACTAAAATACCATTTTTTTATAAAAAAAGTTTGGAAAACCAAAATAAATACTTTACAACCAAGAAAAGCTGTGCTAGTATAGTAAATAAGTTAGGAAAGCCAAACAAAGCGAAAGGAGATAGGGAAATGGCTTTTTGTTATGACAAGCTGCGCGGTAGAATCAGGGAGGTGTTCGGTACACAGGATAAGTTTGCGAAGGCATTGAAGATGTCTAAGAGCACACTGTCGCTGAAGCTGAACAATGCATCTGAGTTTACTCAGCAGGAAATGTATGAAGCGATGATCCTATTAAAAGAGCCACCGGCGAGCGTAAATCAATATTTTTTTACTCTTGATGTTCGTAAAGCCGAACGAAAAGAGTAAAAAAATAGAGCGCTATTTTTATGCTCAAATCGTTCGTAAAACCGAACGAAAGTAACGCACCTATGAATTGACTATAACGGGAGGCGACAATGGAGAAGGAATTCACAATTCATCGGAATGGCTGTACAGCTCACGTCCGGGTGACGAACTTCACTCCGGATGTTGTCGAGACATTCAATCGTGAGCTGGGGCGAGAACTGTGGAACGCTTATGTGAAACGGAAGGAGGATGAGCATGAACTGGACAAAGCGAATTGAGGAACGGCGCCAGCGTACAAGACGACTGGAGTCAAGGTTGAAGAAAGCAGCCTTGATTGCGCTGGTCGCAGGAGCGGCTGCCATTTCTCTGGGCTTCGGGCATAGCGAAGTCCGCGAAGAAATATACATCGTAAAGGCCGGAGATACGTTTTGGGACATTTCTGAAGCATATCTGGCCAAGAATACCGGCTCTCGGAAGTACATTCTCGAGTTTCAACATGAGCTGCAGGAGCTCAATCCGTGGGTGGTCGAGAGGCATTATCAGATTCAGGCAGGGGACAAGATACTCGTCAGATACGAGGAGGCGACAAAATGACAGATAGCGAGGCATACAGAGCAGCAGAGAGGGCAGAGGGCCTTTATCACAAGGCAATTCTTTATGCAGGGGACAAAAAGAGAAGTGCTGAGCTTCAATTCACGGCACTCCGCGATGCTAAGCTCTTGGGGCAGGTGCTCGGCAAGAGCGAATCCGAGGTTCAGGCTGATATCGAAAGGAGGCAGGCATGATTTACGAAGACAGTCGTGGGTGGCAGTTCACCACAAGACCGGGACTGGGTGGCGACACGTTTAGCGTGTTCTACCGGAAGCCGAACAAGGGATGGCATAGCGTTCGGGCTGTGTCATGGTTCGATAACGAAGCCGATGCAGAGGTGGCTCTCGTCGAATACGCAAAGAAGCATCGCATGAAGGAGGTAGGCGAATGAGCCAATGGATGCAGTGGCTCCGGAGGACATTCACAACATTCGGCATGGTGCTGTTTACGCTAGTGATTATGGGCTGGATAGCCGGCCTGATTCTCGGCATCCATTATGCATACGAGCTCATGCGCTTTCGGGGCCTTTTGTGATTATTCTATCAGCAGAGAGGAGGATTTTACATGAATCAGCGTTTCGCTGAAGTCGCTTTCCAGGCACGTCAGCGTGCCGGACTTACTGTCGAAAAGGCGGCAGAACTCATTGGCGTGTCCAGTCGTACAGTCAGCTACTACGAATCGGGTCGCCGGGTAACAGACGAAATCGTGGCAAGAATGGTGCTTTCATACAATGCGCCCAGCCTCGGCTATTACTATCTGAGCAACGAGTTGGAGACAGGCAGACTGCTCCTTCCGCAAGTCATTCCTGCAGGTGTGGCTTCGAAGTCAATTCGACTGCGTGTGGCCATGGACTGTGTGCGCGGTCTGCAGGAGCAGCTGGACAATATCTGTCTCGATGACATCATTGACGATGACGAACGTCAGGCACTCGATGCCAATGCAGGAAAATACATGGAGCTGGCGGCAGCATGTATGGGCATCAGAATCATGTCGGCAAGTTTTGCGGCAAACGAAAAGGACCGCTCTGTCTGGCAGCAGGAGCGGTCCTTCAGAAAAAAGATGTAATTGCGACTGAGTGGCCTCTTAAAAAGCACTCAACCATTATTTTAGCAAACGGAGGCTGTTCATACAACATTAGGAGGACAAAATGAGGTTAAACAGATTATTCATCGAGCATTTCAAAGGCATCAGAAAGCTCGAAATAGAGCCGAAAGGCAAGAACGTGGTCATTCGTGGCGAGAACGGCACCGGCAAGACTAGTGTCGCGGATGCCATTGCGTGGGTGTTTACCGGCAAAGGTGCGGATGGTTCGCAGATTGACGGTCAGATAAAACTCCGCAATGAGCGGGGAGAATGCCAGAACGATGGCGGCATTGAGCATAAAGTCGAAGCCGAACTCGAGAACGACGATGGCGAGCCGGTCAAAATCAGCCGGTGCTATGTCGAAAAGTGGGCGAAGCGTCGGGGGGATAACGAGAGCGAATTTGTTGGCAATACAGTCAAGTATGCCATCAACGATGTGCCGTTATCCAAGACGGAGTTCGAGAAACGGCTCAGCAAGATATGCGATGAGGATACCTTCCGGCTTCTGAGCATGCCCTTCTCGTTCTGCTCTATGAAATGGCAGGAGCGCCGGAGGACGCTCATGGCCATAGTCGGCAGTATCGGTTATGAGGATGTCATTGACAAGAATCCTGAGCTGGAGCCATTGCGTGGCAAGCTCAAGGATAAGAGCATCGACGACCTGCGGAAAATCCTCAAAGCCCAGATAACCAAGACGAACGACAGCATGAAGGGCATTCCTGCCCGAATCGACGAGCTGACCATGATGCAGTCGGCTGTGGTCGATGAGCCGAGAGAGAACATCGAGAAAGCCATCACTTCCATGCGGAGCGACAAGGAAAAGGCCGAGACTTCACTGATCAACCTCAAGGAGGGCGGCGCCATCTCACAGAAAAGGATGGCCATCACATCCCTGGAGACCGAGGCGAACAATTTCCGGAGTCAGTTTGAGTCCGACTACAACAGAAAAATCAGCGAGTCGAAACTCACAATCAATGGATGCAGGTCTGAAATCGAGCGCCTGGGCCGTGAAATCGAGCGGGCTCAGAAGCAGATTGAGCGGTACAAAACTTCCGCCGACACACAGGATGGCATTGCAGCTAATCTGCGAAAAAGGTGGGCCGAGGTGCAAAAAGATGCGTTTTCCCTCGAATCTGTTGACGATAAGTGCCCGTATTGTGGCCAGAAGCTGCCGGATGACAAGGTTGAGGAGCTGCGGGCCAAGGCTGTCGAGAAGTTCAACCTGGAAAAAGCCAAGCTCCTGAAGGAAATCAATGAAAAAGGCAAGCGCATCATGGCCGACAAGAACCGCGACATCGAAAATGCCGCCGAACTGGAGCATGAGGTGCAGGAAAAACAGGGCCGCATTGAGCAGCTGTCCAAGTCTCTTGCTGAGGCCGAAAAGCTGATGGATGGCCAGGAAAAACCGGATGTCGAAAAAGAGCCGGAATACATCGAAAAGCTGGAGAAGATAACGGCCTTGAATGCCGAAATCGAAGCCCTGCTGAAAGATAATTCCGGTGAAATTGAAAAGCTCGAAACTGAGATAGCCGAAATCGATGAAAAGCTGGCAGCTGAAAGGGAAAAATTGGCCGCCATAAAACAGACTGAAGCCATGAAAGAGCGAGTCGATGAACTCAAAGACGAGGAGAAATCCCTGGGCATTCTTTACAACAACCTGCAGAAAGAAATGGCACTCACAGATGCCTTCATCGAGGCTGAAGTCAATATGACAGAATCCGGTATAAACAGTCATTTCAAATTCGTGCGCTGGAAGATGTTTGACCGCCAGATAAATGGTGGACTTCGTCCGTGTTGTGAGCCGCTTATTGATGGTGTTCCGTTCTGGGATGGACTCAATAAAGGCAATCGCATGAAAGCGGCACTGGATATCCTAAACACGCTCGGCAAATACTACAAAAAGACGCTTCCGGTCATCATTGATGACTGTGAGTCATACACCAGTCTGATTCCGATTGATAGCCAAGTAATTCGGCTGATCGCGGATAAGAATTATAAGTCACTTAATGTGGAGGTAGATGAAAAATGACAACGACAAACAATGCAATCCAAACGGCAGACCAGAAGGATGTGGTTCCTGGTTTTTTTAGCGCAGCGGCAATCGCTCAGCTGAAGACCATCACGAACATTTTCAACAACTCGTCACTGGTGCCGGACAACTATCGAGGCCAAGCGAACTTCGGGAACTGTGCCATCGTGCTGGCCATGGCGGCGCGGATGAAGGCCGACCCGCTGATGATGTTGCAAAACGTTTATGTGGTTTACGGCACACCTGCCCTTAGCTCCAAAATGTTGATTGCGCTTTTCAATACGTGCGGGCGGTTCGGCTCGATTCATTACAAAGAGACGGGCAAGAAGGGGACTGACTCGCAGGGCGTTATCGCATGGGCGAAAGAGCTTTCGACCGGGGACATTTTGGAAGGTCCAGAGGTTACAATCGCGGTCGCGAAGGCCGAAGGTTGGTACAAGAAGAACGGCAGCAAGTGGCAGACAATGCCTGACCAGATGCTCAGATATCGGGCCGCCAGCTGGTTCATCCGTACAACTGCTCCTGAGCTCAGCGTAGGTCTGCAGACCGTCGAGGAGGTAGAAGATATTGCTCAGCCCATCAATATCACGGAGACGGCCAAGAATACCATCGCGAAAGAGGCAAACACACAGTCATTCGAGGAAGTTACAGAACCGAAGCGGCTGACCGAGAAGGATATCGAAGCAGCTGCCGCATCTGTAGAGACTCCCGAAGCGGTGCCGGTGAATGCTGCAGCTCCGGAACCTGCCGGCCCTGACTTCTGATGCTTGAGGTCACGTGCTACGCTTCCGGGAGCGCGGGGAACTGCTACGTGATAGGAAACGGCCAGACCACCATCATGGTGGACCCTGGCCTGCCTATCCGTAAACTGCAGAAACTGACCGGCTACCTCATGCCGGATGCCGTTCTCTGTACTCACGAACACATGGACCATGCCAAGGCGGTCGGTGACCTGATGCAGCGTGGGATTGACTGCTATATGACAAAAGGGACTGCGGAAGCGCTGGGGCTTTCCGGGCATAGATGTCACATCATCAAGACATGCGGATCGGCAACCATCGGCAACATCAAAGTGTCGGCTTTTGACACTCAGCACGATGCAGCAGAACCATGCGGTTTTTTACTGCAAGATGATGGCGATAAACTGCTTTATGCTACGGACACATATTTCATCAAGTACACATTCAAAGGGCTCACGAAAATCATGGTCGAGGCCAATTATGCTTATCCAATCGTTGAGTATAATCTTCGGCAAGGTTTGATTCCGAAAGCCCTGGCGAAAAGGCTCATGTCATCGCATTTTGCTATTGAGAATGTACTTGACTTTTTGAAAGCAAATGACCTCTCGAATGTCAAAGAAATATGGCTGATTCACCTGTCGGCCAAAAATTCAGATGGGCAGTTATTCCAGAATAAAGTTATGGGGCTCACCGGAATACCAACCTATATTGCAAAAGGGGATAAAACACATGAATTCAAAAATCACTATTACTCGCGTGAAGTACAAGAAACAAACTGTCAGCATTTCGTATGACAGTCGGCGCGAAGGGTTCACCGATAATCTGATACTGGAGTCGGAAGAACTGCCTTCTCCGGAATTCGTTGATGCTCTGAAATCGCTGAAACCGGCATGCTGCGAAATGTTGGAAATCGATGGGAATAATCAAAGGAGGATACATCCCTATGGCGTGTCGTTCTCGTATGATTCGGACGGAGGAATTTCCGCTGTTATTTCATTTATGTTCGACATTCCGGATACCGGCAATGCAGTCGTCATCAACACGCCGCCATCCAAGAAATGCGACGTCAGCACTGAGTCTGTCGATGCCCTGTGGGACATGGTCAAAGAATGCAAGGCATACATCGATGGGAAACGTGCCCAGACGAACCTCTTTGATGCTGAGCAGCCACATGATGCTGATGAGACCGTCCCTGCCGATGTGAAGCCTGCTGAGCTGTTGGATGTGTAGCTAATGAGGGCCATAGCAGAGGAAGGAGGTGAGCTCCATGGCTAGGCCACAAAAAGCGGGATTGGAATATTTCCCGCTTGATGTTGATATTGATTCGGATGAAAGAGTGGAGTACATCGAGGGACGATTTGGTGCCGAAGGTTTTTCTACGATTATCCATCTACTCATGGCCATATACCGCAATAGCTATTACTTACCGTGGAGCGATGTTCAGATTTACACCATAGCTAGAAGGGTTAATCTGCCCGCAACTACCTTGAATGAGATAGTTAATCAGTGCATAACGGTGGGACTGTTCGACGTTAATCTGTGGGAAACCTATGGGATATTGACCTCACACGGCATTCAAGCCCGATACATCAAGGCTTGCGACTATCGGAAGAAAATTAAGATGGTCAAAGAATTCTGCTTACTAACCGCTGCGGATAATGTCAAAGAAGGCCGTTTCCAGTATGTTGAACCTCCAAAAACAGTTATTCGTAGGAAAACCATTGATGATGATGGGGTTAATCTTAGGAAAACCATTGATGATGATGGGGTTATGTCGAGAAAAACAGGGGAAAATAAAGTAAATAAAAGTATTAGTAGTTGTTGTAGTTCCCCCTATAATCCCCCAGAAGAAGAAAAGCAGCCGGACGAAGAAGCAGAACTCGCGGATAAGGACGAAGCAACTGCAAACGTGTTTACCCTCTTTGAGAACAACATTCACCCCATCACAGGGCAGATAGAGACGGACACCCTCACAGACCTGCTGGACCGTTATGGGGAACACTGGCTGATAGAGGCCATCAAAGAAACGGCCATGAATAACGGCCATTCTGTGAAGTATATCAAGAGCATCCTTGAAGCCTGGGAACGAAACGGATTCAAGGCAGAGAAACCGGAAAGGAGCAAAACCAATGGCGGACGACCTCAGAGCAATGCTCGAAGAAATCAAAAGAAACGCACTCCAGAAGAAGAAGCAGCAAAATGGGCAAACGAAACCAGCGGATGGTGATGGTGCTCTTTCTGCCATGGACTGGGATGAACGCCGTAAGCGGCAGGAACGTGACAGGGAACTGGAACGTGCCGGCATCATGAAGCGTTATCGCAATGTTACGTTCGAGTCCATCGAGAAGCGTGGGCTTCCGGCCAACGAGGAAATCCGCAGGAACTATGCCGTGGTGAAAGAGTATGCGACAAGGAACCTTGAGTGGAACTACGAGCATGGCTTCGGCCTCATCCTGGCAGGCAACTACGGAACCATGAAGACCACGATGGCGGTGGCGGTGCTCCGGGAGTGGATGAATGGAGGGCATAACGGCATGCTGGTGCCGATGTGCTCCCTGATAGACAACCTCTACACGATGCGGTCGCTGAACCGTGAGGAGTGGGCAAAGTATGAAATGCGCATCCGTTCCACTCCCTTGCTGGTCATCGACGATTTAGGCGGGGAGAGCACTGACCAGAGCTGGGTACTGGCCAAGGTGGATTCCATCATCACGGAGCGGTATAACAAGATGCTGCCGATTATCGTGACTACGAACCTGAGCAAGGAGGAGCTGACGGGAACCTATTCGGGGCGGGTAATGGACCGCCTGCGGAACATCTCGCAATACCTGGTGTTTAGTGCGGAGTCCCAGCGTCAGGCACTGGCATAGCACAGGGAAGTGAGTATCACAAAAAAGGGGAGAACATCATGAATTCAATCACGCTGGACGGAACGGTCTTCCAGCCGGAGGCGAGAGTCTCTAAGGCCGGGAACACCGTCTTCACGTTCAACCTGTCGGTGTACCTGGGAAAGGAGACCGACAAGAAGACAAGCAGGTATGGGAACATCAAGGTCAAGTGCTTCAAGGCACTGGCCGATAACGCCGCCAAGGAAATCGTCGACAAAAGCCATGTGGAGGTGTCGGGCAAGCTCGACTTCGACAAGTGGGAGAAAGACGGTCAGAAACATTCGCGGCCATGCATCATAGCCAACAGCCTCGGCCTTTCCGTCAGCAGGTTCGGCGATGAACCGAATGCCTCGCCGATGGAGGACGAGGAGATTCCATTCTAGGACAAAGGGAGGAGGAAACCTATGCAGGAAGAAACGACCGCAAATAACCAAAAGCCCTTCGGCTTCGTGCTTCATGGGCAGCCTGTGACCAAGAAGAATTCGGCCACCATCGTGCGGATGGGCAAGACCAGTCGTGCGGCGCTCATACCGAGCAAGGCATATCAGCGGTATGAGCGGATGTGCCATGAGGCCATCATGATGCTGATGGCGAGGAACGAGGTGCCGCATTTCACGACCGGCGTCAACATGTGCGTCCGGTATTATCTCCAGAACCGGGCACATTGGCCGGATGTCGTCGGACTGATGCAGGCAACTGCCGACATTCTGTCGGACGAATATCGCATCATCGAGCACAAAAAGACGATGACGAAGAAGTGGCTTCTCGCCGATGACCGCATCATCAAGTCATGGAATGGGACGGCAATTGCCGGCATCGATGCGGCAAATCCCAGGGCGGAAATAACCATCACGCCGCTGATGAGCGCCATCGACACGGAGCTGGACCCGTATATCCGGCGACAGATTGCAGGGGAGGGCAACCTTTTCGGGGACCTTCTCTGAGGAGAAATCCCTGAAAAAAGTGTCAGAAAACTTTCTGAGAGCTTTTCTAAGCCTCTTAAAATTGTAAGGGTATATAACTATATAGGCTGATGGCTTGAAAGGGCACAGAGGGGACGAGAGGGGTAAATGCGGGCATTTCCTGCATAATGGTACACCGTAAATTATCCCATGGTGGCGAGAATTTTGGATATTCAGCCGCCCGGAGACAGTAAAACTTCCCAAAATGGTGGTTTTTGCCGTCATCGGGAGAATCAGTCTGGCAGGTCTTTTGCGGACATCCTTCAGGAGGAGCTCCGCAAGGCCGAGAAAGGGCAAAGCGACAAAAAGAGAAAGGATGGCGGCCCAGGATGAAAAGATGTGATGTCTATACCACGCTCCACGCCATGAATTATGGGGCGCTTTATATTGCGATATGCCGTGAGGAACCGACGACTGTGGACGATGCGTTCCTGCTCTATGAGGAGGGGACTCTGAAAGGCAGAGGCCATGGCCTTGACAGAGGAGAATTGGGGAGGCAGCGAATCCGGGACATGACGGCCTTGCGGGAAGAAGGCTGCACATGGCCGGAGATAGGCGAAATCCTCGGACTGAAAGCGCCGCTGAGCTATTACTCACACCACAAGCATCTTGTGGGGGAGGAAAAGCGGGAACATGGCCGAGAAGACAGGAGGAACAAATATGGACAAGAGATGTGATGCGTGCCGGTGCAAAGAATGCCCGTTTCTGGCTTATGGCGGGAAATGCCCTGTCGAGGGTAATCCATGCGGCACATGCGACGAACTGGGAATCACTATCGCGTGCGGCTTCAGGCACGCAGTTGGCAAGACGATAAAGCAGGGACGGGAGGGATGAGCCATGGCCAGGGAAAACCGTAAACTCTGCGGCATATTCAAGCGCATTGAGCGTGATGGGCGGATGCAGGATGTCTGTCTGACGGACATGACTGTGCTGGAACGCAGCAGAATCATCGCCAAGGCAAATCCTGCCGAGCTTCGGGGAATCATCAGGCGCCTGTTCGATGTGGCCAGAGAGATTCTCTCGAACTGGACCATCGCTTTCGGCTCTGTGGACATTCATTTCCCACAGAATACAGCTGACGAGATGGATGCCGAGGAGCTCCGGGAATGGGTGGACATCATGATTGTGCAGATTCGTCTTGTAGCTGATGAGCTTGAGCTGTGCAGAACTTACTGACGAAAAGAGGTTTATGCGGATGGAAACAAAAGAATTCCCGCAGGACAGCGAGAAAAACGAATACCGATACATCGCCGCTTTATGGCTGGATGAAATCGCCAAAGGATTGACGGCAGGAGCTGAAAAACATCCGGGGGAAACGTGGAAAACTATCCCGACGGATGAACACCTGGCAAGGGCCATGAGACACATCAATCTTTATCGCCTGGGAGACAGAAGTGAGCCGCATCTCATCAACGCAAGTATGCGTCTGATGATGGCCTTCTGCACCGGTCAAAATGAACGTGGCGAGGCGTCAAATTGACGGCCATAAACCCGGCTGATTACCACCTTGGAAGATGCCCGTCTTGCGGCTCGGAAAATACGAGCGTCAGATGGGCAAAAAAAGGGTGGTTTTTCGTCGGATGCACCGAATGCGATAACAAGAGATTGTGTGATGAAAAGTACCTTGATGAGACCGTTGGAATGTGGGAAAAATATGCTGAGAAGATATGGGCGGGAAGGTGCGAAAAATGATTAAAAAGGACAGAACGATTCTCGACAATGCAAGGGCGATAAAAGCCTATTGCAGTGAACGAAATAACTGCCATGGATGTGCTTTTCAGGTAGGTGACGAAGGATGTATCGTTGAGCATTCTCCTATGTTTTGGGACTTTGCAGAAGTCAACAAAAAGTCGGTGAATGAAATGCTGACCGACCTTGCAACCATGACCGAACTGGCGGGTATCACGGCATTCATAAAACCGGACCAGCTGACATTTGAACAGCTGAAGAAAATGCTCGGAACAGGAGGACATTTGGGAGTGCCGGTGATACTGTCTCCCGACCAGTGTCTACAGCTGTCGATTTTTTTGAATGAGGTCGAAAAATGAGGGACAGGGAATGAGCAGAGAAGAACTGCTGACTGCTATCAAGTTCTTAAATGACCTGGCCTGTGATATGTGCGACAGGCATCTGGCAAAACATGACAGCTGCATAGGCTGCTATTGTTATCTTGACCTTGACGATGACGATTTTCATTGCTGCCTCGACAGGTCCATGGTGGCCGCCAATGTTTTGCTCGTAGAGCATGACATGGCAGAGCGGAAGAACGGAGGAGAATGAATAATGAGCAAGTGGCAAGCATGTTTGGCAGGCATCCTTTTCTGTCTGCCGGCCACAGTGTGGATATTCTATCGGATATGGAAGGAGCGAAAGAATGTTTGAGTCTGGTATGATTGACAGATGGGCAAGAATCGGCGATGTTGTGTTTAACATGAACGAAGTTTTGTATGTCGATCAGTATGGAGAAAGTTTGAAAATCACTTTCAAAAATAATGACTATGTGAGCGTCGAGGCAACAATCGATGATTACTGGAAAATCATAAAGGGGTGTAAGATGGAAGATGGCAGAGAATAAAACTTGCCCATTTTGTGGTAGTGACAGTATAGAAGTGTATACGCATTACGGCGAAAGCGCAGGGATTCAGTACGGCGGCTATTATCCAGAGTGTACAGTTTGCGGGTGCAGGCTGGGTTATTATGAAACCCGAGAAGAAGCATTAAAGGCATGGAACGAAAGGGAAGAAAATAAAATGCCCGAAGTCGCAAGGTTATTCGGCAAAGAGCTGGGCGAAGAATTTAGGATAAAAGATTTAATAGACAAAAATATATATATTGCTGTTTTTGACAATTATGGAATGAGGGCTTATATCGAAGGGATGCCTTCTTCGTGGAGGCCTCGCAGAGATATGGTAATGAGGTTGATTGTTGGTGAGGCGGTGATTATCAATGAAAATGAAGCTGAATGTTGAAGGAATGTCGTATAAGCACATGAAACGACTTAGTAAATTGCTGGATGAGTTTGATGATGAGTTCGACCCTGTATTAGAGGATGAACAAAGAGAGGCGCTGACTATTATGATGGAACTTGTAGCCGAAATTCTTACCTCGGATAGGAAGGGTTAGGCGGTTCAAATGGGTAAGAAACGTTTTAGCGTAAGCCTTACATTGTCAGATTTATATGCCATAAGAAACGCCTTGCGGAATAGCGGTACTGACGAGGAAGTATTGAAAAAGATTGAGGATAAAATAAAAGCGCTACATGATTATTTCGATGGCCGGGAAAGATATATCCGCTCTTAATATATGGAACAGGAGGGCGAAGGATGATTAAACAAGTATGGGTCGCGCAGTGTGACCTTTGCGGAAAAATGGAAAATGCAAGGATGGTGCCTGGGCGATATAACGAACAACAGGCAACTTTGCCGATAGGGTGGAGCAACGGATACAACAAAGATTTTCATTGTTGCCCAGAGTGTTCCAAGCGCATAGCGAAGGAGGTAGGCGAACCATGAACGAGGAGTTGAAGCCGTGCCAATGCGGAAGTGATGTAGAACTTTGCAGGGGCGATGATGATTATTACATTTATTGCCCGAAATGCAGGCTAAAAACTTTTTCGGATAGGGCCTATGATAACATTACAGATAACTGTGACAGATTGATAGAAGTTTGGAACCATCGAGATGGCCGGCATTGCCGACGATGACGACTGAAAAGCTGGCAGTTGAATGAATGTGAGGGCGTTTTCATGGGAAAGTTACAGCAAAGAATCCGGCCCGAAAAACAGAGGAAGCGTGAAATGTGGGCCAGACACAAACGTTTTGCTCAGTATGTCACGCAGGTGGAGAAGAAACGACTGGAACGAAAGGGCAAGGTGACAGAGGACTAAAAACAGGGGCCGATTGACGAGGGAAAGATTTATGATATAGTGGTCATCATACTGATGATGCTATTGGCAATGATGAGTTTTCTGGCAGGGATATTATTCAACATTGTTGTTATGTAAGCGGCCGAAGTGGCTTCCGTTTTTTGCATGGATACGGAGGCAGCGTGATGAACGAATACAATGATTATGTCAATATGACGAAAGGGTACTTGAAATCATATAAGCGCTTTAAGGTGCAGATTGTGAACATGAGAGAGGACATCGAGGCCATGCGCCGTGAGATGGATATGGATGTGGCGGCTCCTATTGCTCAATATGGTGGGGAAACAGGCGGAGGAACGCCGGAGTTGAATTCGGTGGAGGCTGCCGCTTCGAGGAACATGGCGGCCAGCAAAAGAATCGAGTATCTTGAGCACGAAATCGATGTGGCGGAAAGAAAAATCCGCCAGATTGACAGGACACTGGCGGCTATCCGACCGGAGGATGCTGACCTCATCAGAATGTATTATTTTGAAGGCATGACCTGGGCAGAGATTGGCATTCAGAAATTCCTCACGGAAAAGTGGGTTCGCAATAAATGCAATCGAGCAGTCAAAGAGATTGCTCAGATGATTTTTGGCAGCAAGGCTGCACCGGTTCAACAGTGTTTATTTGTCTTTGCAGAATGAAATGACGGGCATGAGGTAATGGTCTCATGTCCGTTTTATTTTTACTCGACATTAACTCGATTTTAATTCAGTTAAATAAAAGCCAACCAAATAATTTAACTCAAAATTGTGGATAACTCAAACATGTGGAAACTGTGGATATTTTTGTGGACAAAATTCGTGAGAAAAAACGGCCACATCGTTACGTTTTTTTCGCCGGAAGTGTGAGACAATAATAGCGTCGAATTTCGGGCTGCTGCCTGCCTGATTCGATTACCCTAATGAATGTCTAGTCGAAACAGATTAGACGACATTATGACGGCTGTATAGAATGTGTGAATCTTGACAGCTGCCTCCGTTAAAGTCACGGCGTTTATCTTGCCATTTCGCCGTGATTGTAAGCAACAGCATCCGCCTCGGTGGGTGCTTTTTATATACTCAAAATCAGAAAGGAAGTGTGGTGGGATGTAGTGGGAAATTTAACTGAAAAACAGAAGAAATTCATCGATTACTACATTCTAACCAATAACGCCAGCGAAGCGGCAAGGATGGCAGGATATAGTCTGAGGACGGCTTTTCGTACCGGGCAGGAGAACCTGCAAAAACCTGCAATAAAAGCCGCTATCGCTGAAAAGCTGAAACACGAAGAAGAAAAGAGGACTGCTTCCGTCAAGGAACTCCTCGAACATCTCACTTCTGCAGCCAGGGGCGAGATGGAAGAAGAAAACCTCGTCATGCAGACGATGGCCAATGGAGCCACCAAGCCTATGAAGATAAAGACCAAGATAAAGGCAAAGGACAGGCTCAAGGCGATAGAGCAGCTCCTGAGACGCTTCAGGCCTCTGCTGGATGAGGAGGAACAGAAGGCCCGCATCCGCAAGCTGGTCAGCGAAGTGGAACAGGATGAAAAGGCTGGCAATGGCGATGATGTAGTGATTATTGATGACCTGGGGGATGATGAGGAAAATGACGACAACAATCAGGCTGAGTAACCTGGTCGCCAGTTCCTTCTGGGACGTCCACAAGGATATCAAAAAGCATGGCCATACTTATTACTGGCTGCCGGGAGGGCGAGGCTCGACCAAGAGTTCATTCGTCAGCACCGAGATTCCGCAGCTCCTTCTCAAGAATCCACAGATGCACGCAGTCGCGCTCCGGAAGGTGGGCAACACCATCAAGGGCTCGATTTATCCGCAGATTCAGTGGGGTATCGACAAGCTGGGGCTCACGTCGAAGTTCAAGTTCAAGACAAGCCCATACGAGATGGTTTACAAGAAGACGGGACAGAAAATCCTGTTCTTCGGCTGTGACGATCCTCAGAAGATAAAGTCCATCAAGCTGCCCTTCGGCTATATCGGCATCGTGTGGTTTGAGGAACTGGACCAGTTCTCCGGCATGGAGGAAATCCGGAACCTCAATCAGTCACTGCTTCGTGGCGGCGATAAATTCTATGAGTTCTGCTCGTTTAACCCGCCGAAAAGCCAAAACAACTGGGTGAACGAGGAGCAGCTCTTTGATGATCCGAACCGACTGGTCCATCACTCGAATTATCTGCAGGTGCCCAGGGAGTGGCTCGGGGAGCAATTCATTATCGATGCCGAAAGGCTCAAGGAAAAGAATACGCGGTCCTACGAGCACGAGTATCTGGGCAAGGTCACCGGCACAGGCGGCAGTGTCTTCGAGAATGTCGAGGACATGGAGATGAGCAACGACATGATCAACCAGTTCGACCATGTCTATCACGGGCTCGACTTCGGGTTCGCTGTGGACCCGCTGGCCTTTGTCTCCATGCACTACGATGCAAAACATGAAATCGTGTATATCTATGACGAGGTTTACCAGCAGAAGCTGACGAACCGGGCAGCCTATCAGAAGATAAAGCCTAAACTCTGTGACTGGGTAACTGCAGATAATGCTGAGCCGAAATCCATCAAGGAACTCCAAGACCTTGGCATGAAAATAAAGGGCGCTAAAAAGGGGCCTGATTCCATTGCTTTTGGTATGAAGTGGCTGCAGGACAGGGCGAAAATCTACATCGACAAACGCCGGTGCCCGAATACCTATCGGGAATTTGTAAGCTATGAGTATGAACAGAACCGGCAGGGACAGTTTATCAGTGCCTATCCGGACGTGAATAACCATTCCATTGACGCCTGCCGCTATGCTTTGGATAGCGTGATGGAACGGGATAAGATTATCGCTAAACGAATTAACTATTAAGGGGGTGAGAGAATGGAAAACTATACATTGCTGAAAGATGCCTATTTCGGTACTGGCGGTTTTGAGACCGGCGGTTATCTGACCAAGCATAAACGCGAAAGTGAGGACGATTACACCTTCCGCAGGAAAAATGCGTATTACCTTAATTACTTTGCACCAATCGTCAATGCGCTGGTGGACCCGATATTTAAGAAAGAACCTTTGCGGGATTACACAGGTGCGGCATCGTCTTTTGTGGAAGCGTTCCTGGATGATGTGGATGGCAACGGCACGGATATTGGTGCCTTTATGAAACGGGCAGCCATCATGGCCAAGACCTATGGTGTGGCATTTATCGTGGTGGACAATTTCGGGGATAAAATAGCGCGGAGTCGAGCCGAACAGTTGGCCATGCGGAAATTCCCTTATGTGTATGTCATGGCCCCTGAGGATGTGCAGGAATACGGCATGGACCGTATGGGCAATCTCAATTACATCAAGTTC